ATTTGCTTTTACGCAACGATTGTAGGTTTTTCCAAAGAGTTTCTGAGTTCCTGCTTTCTTGTAACCCTTCCAGCACTTTTTTCCAGCTTCGTCGATAGTTTCAACTTTTGCTTCATCAACTGATGGTGCATCTGCATGATTTGCTGCTACCCCCATTCTATCAAGTTCAGCTCTCCTTGCTTTTAAGTAATCCGATCTCCCTGGATTACCGAATCTTTCAAATCGACGACTTTTTAAACGTCTCTGAGGTTTTTCTGAAGAAGAACCTGTCCGTGAAGAAGATTTTGTCCGTCCATGAGGTCCTCGTTCACTAATAGTTTCAACTTCTTCTTTAACTTTCTTCGACTTCTTCTTATAAGTTTCTTTAGGATAAGATTCTCCAGTCTGAGGATCTCTGACTGGTGCAGTACCCCTTACATATGTTTCGGAGTCGGAATACTTTCCTTCAGTTTTAATCGAAGGCAA